TATGAACCACCACGAATTGCACTTGATGATGTTGAGGCAGCCACAATACTTGCCTTGTTTTCTAATTCAATTGACCCCTTGTTCCAGTTAATTACACCTTGTTGTAACCACTTAGGCAAATTCTCATATGCAAGTTGTAATCTACTCAATATATCTCTTGCAGTAGATGATTTGTTTGCCAGTATAGCAATATTCGAGTTTGGGTTAAACAACGCATAATGAAGTAAATAAGACACAATGGTAGTTGATTTACCTGATTGTCTAGGTAATTTACATATAGTAAATCTATCTTTGTGCATAGTCTGTATCATTTCTTCTTGAAAGCCGTACATATTAAATGGTACAAGACCTTCATCTAGTGATACAATTTGTACATAATTTTTAATAAAATAGGTAGGGTCATTTTCGCATTTGCGAAATTCTAGAACCTGGTCTTTAGTAAATTCTACAGGAGTATTTACTTTTTTTAAATTAGGATTTCCTAAATAAGCGTCAGACATAATATCCCTCTATGTGTGTATAACCTAATTTTATAGCAGTAGTAACTCTTTGACTACCCTTAATTACTTTTAATAAATTCTTTTTATACTCTTTACCTAATGCACCAATTGTACCTTGATTTGTACATCTATGTACTTCAATTGGGTTTATCATTTCTTCACCATTTAACATATCTTCTAAAACAAATCCGTGTTTAACAAATGCTAAATCACTTATCTGAAATATCTCTGTGTTTAGTGTTGATGACTTTGCTTTTAGTATCTTCATCTTTTTTTAACATCTTTTGCAATTCAGCAGTTGAACCTACGAATAAAGCATTTTGAATTTTTGTGTCGGCAGTTTTTGGTAGTTCTTTTAAGTCTTTTAATTTTTTATTTAAATCTTGTAATTTATCAACAGTATCACCTACACTTTTTATTAACTGACCTGCTACTTCATATGCTCTTGGATGTTCTCCTTCTTTTGCAACAGATAATATACCTTCTATTGCTTCTTGACCTTTGTTTATTAAATCGTAATATGCTTCTCTACTATACTTGTGGTCATTATCAATATCATCTTTTTTCTTATCTTCTTTTCTAACGACAGCAGGTGGCTTAGATTCTGGTTTAGAATCTTCAGTTTCTACTCCTAAATATTTGTTTATTATATCATCTGTACTCATATTACTATTTATCATTTCTCCTAGTGAAATGGGGCATACCTGGACCTAATCTTTTATCCCAACCATCATCTGTTACATTTTTTGTTTCTCTATAATGTAAAAAAACTTGACTACAAGACTTCTCTAGTAAAGGTTCTCTCCAATGTTCACATTCAGTTCCTAAATATATCATGCAATCACCAGGTTCTAATAAAACTTCTACACCCTTTTCTCCAGTAGAAATATATTTTTCAACACCATCTACCATTACATGTTTACCATGTTCTGGATTCGGGTCTATGTAAATAGGCCATGGGTCTCCACCTAAATTTAAAGTGCCTGATATTTCACAAGATTTCCTATCTTTATGTCTTTCTAATTCATCTCTCATTCTATAATTTCTAGCATAAGTATACATTTCAGTTAATTCTAATTCTGTTTCTTTTTCAATTCTAGGTTTTAAATTTGTTAGCATGTTGTCAAACAAAAGGTCCCCATATGTGCAATATACACCTTTAGTCTGTGGGTCACTAAAAAATCCATAATCTGCTGAAAAAGGATTTATCATTCTATTTTCTAAAAGAGTAATGCAAACCTTTTCTTTATTTAACATGTAATCATAATAAATTTTTACTGTCTCTTCCGATAATATTTTTCTAACTACTATATACTTTTTATTATGTAAACTCATTTCCATTTTTCTCCTAATGTCCACATTACTAGTGAATATCTTTTACCTGATGTTATTGGTTCTACTTTATGCCATAAAAAACTAGGAAATACAATAACAGAACCTTGTTGTTTAAATTCTGGAGGAGGACTTATTATTGTGTCTTTGGTATGACTATCTAAGCCTCTTAAATTAAATTTAAAACCTCCACCCTCATAATTTTCTGGTTTTGATAACTGCACAACAATAGATAATTTTCTCATCATATTTTTTAAATTCATTGGATTTTTTATAGCGTCATTATGCCAATTATAATGACCTCTAGGTTCATATTCTGTAAATTGAACATCTTCTTCAAAAGATAAATTAAAATTCCAAGATTTATTTGCATACCTAACAAGATAATTTAAATCTTTTTTTAACCACATATCTTTAATAAAAGCAGTTTTTGAGGTTCTAATTTTTTCTGAATGATGTTGTTTTTCCTCATCAGACAACATGTTCTTACTCTCAAAAGTTTTTGCTTCTTTAGGATTTAAAGATTTGCCATACGCAATAATATCTTCACATTCATGAGCAGGTATTGCTCTGGGTAAATGATAAAAATAAGTGTCTAATAACATAATAAAATCACCTGTTAATTATATAAAGTATTTATAAAGTTTTTATAAGTCAGCTGATAGGGCTAATGTCGCACTTGCATGATTACTTCTTACTTTACAAGTATTATTTGCTCTATGGTCGCCTGGGGCATTTACACCATCACCATCAGTATAAAACAAAGCAGCTTTAGGTGTTGCATGAGCTACACCATCAATGTTATTAAAAGCTGCAATATTATTTCCACCTTCAACAGCCCAATATCCAGTACCAGTTGTAACTAGAGCAGAAGGAGCTGCTCTCATAGTATTTTTCAAATGAGCAGGAACAAACACATAGTCATCTAAGTGAAAATGTCCGTTACCTATAATCTGGCTATTACCATTTACAATCATTTGATAATATCTTTGACATTGTTTTAATTGAGTTGCTTGGTCTACAAATTGAAATTCTGGACAATTATCAGCTGTAAATTCACCCAATTCAAGTTGCCAACCTGTTGTAAAAAAATTATTGTCTGTGCTACTTGCAATATTTATGGTTTGTCCTACTGCTCTATTAGCATTTGTTTGGTCTGCCCATGTTGTATTTAATGTACCAGATGTATAATCTGAACCTGCACCTAACCAGATTTTAACATCAAAAGAAAGGTTATTATCATATGTAAAATCATCATTAGTAGAAGTATCACCCGGAAAAGTTACTACTTTCTTTTCCCAAGTATCTGCTGAACTTATCGTAGTTGTTTTTGATACTGTTCTTGAATTATCATGGTCTTTTAATTCAACAACAAATGTTCCTGTTACAGTTGATTTTGCCCAAAAAATTACAGTTAGAGATTCTGCACTACTTGTTCCCTTATTTAATAATGCTAAATCTTGACCCTCAAATCTTTGATAAAATTGAATATGAGCGTCATTAGTTAATGAATTATCAGCAGTTGTACAATCTATTTTTATAGCATGTTTAAATCCTTGACCTGAAGGAACATCTGTAACTTGCGACATACTGAATCCTCCTTCATTGACAAGAAAACTCCATCTATCCATTGTTACAGTTTGACCATCAGCTAAACCAGTGGATCCTCTTTGATTAATTCTCATGTCTCCATTCATAATTAATGGATACACATGATTTCTGTCTATCTTATTTGTTCTGGAAGCTATTCTAGCTACTTCTCTATTAATAGTCATTTTTAGTCAGCGTCTAATGTTGTATTTCCGTCAATAGCATCCCATTCTTGCCACTCTTGATAATCTGTGTTATCTGCAGCTAATGGAATTAAACTTGTCTGTATAGGTTCGCTTTGAGCGTCATCCCATTTTTTAATACAAGTAACTTTTCCATCTAATGCTACTTTTTTATATTTTATTGCCATTTATTTTTCTCCTATAATTATTTATAATTCAGATACTAAAAGTAATCTAGCATTAGCGCCAGTCCAAATATAACCTGTACTTCCTTGATATCCTACATTTCCTTGACCAGTTGCTTGTATTACTGTACCATTTATTGTTCCAAACCCCGTTTGGTCCATAGTATCCCAAGGACCACGAGTTGCAGCTTCTGAATTAGTTTTAAAACTATCTGTACCATTATTTTGAATAACAGTTGGTGTATTTCTAAAAACTCCAAAATTATACATTGCAACATTAGAAATAGTAGCTGTATGAGAGTTTACATAACCAAGAAGTTGGTCAGCGCCATCTACTTGCGATTGACAATATCTATCACATCTTACTTTATCATATGCAACATCATTAAATGAAAAATTTGGAATATTATCTGAAGTGTATTGTCCTATTTCAATTTGCAATCCTGTCATCTTAACATCATTATCAGTATTATCAAAAAAGTTATTAGGTGTATTACTTGTATGTGAGTTTGCACTTGTAGTAGATTCCCAATTTGTTGCAAGTGTGCCAGATGTAAAATCTGA